AACCCATTTCGCAATACTATTCTTAGAACCCTTATAAGGTAATCCGTAATTCATAGCTAATCTAAATGTGTTGCCATCCTCCGCGACCTCTCGGCGTTTTTGAGATAGCGCGCCTTGTATTTCTCATTGGCTTTCTCCGGAGGAACCAAGATTACCGTGTTGTTATCAAGCCGTAAAGGCACGAGACCCTTTTCTTTGAGCTCATTGATATAACTCTGCATATAATAGATGATTGTTTATTTCAAAAAATGCGGGGGACTTACGACGATCCCCCGCGGTGGCGACACAGCTTCCGCGCCGCCGGTTTGCGTTCTTTGCCCGTTTCGTGAGCTTCCGCCTCGGCCTTGCTACTCTTTTCACGCGGCCTCGGATTGTCGAGGGATATACCCTCTTTCGCTTCCGTTGATTGAATGACCCTTCGATCAAACTAACAACGTGGGGATCGCTCCCCTGTTGAGCTACCCGGATTCGAACCGGAAGCGCCACCTCCAAAGGGTGATGTGTTACCGTTACACCATAGCTCAAAATGCCGGTCTTTCCCGGCTGTCAGATGCTTTCGTATAACCTGTCCGATAGAGTCAAGCGTCTGTTCCGCTTTGCCATTGCCGTGCAATCGGCAATAATCCCTTGCGCTATCGTCGCTCTACTTGCATCACCAACAAAGGGGTTGCGGAGGGTGAGAGATTCGAACTCCCGAAGCGTTACCGCTCGCCGGATTAGTAAGCCGGAGCCTTCAACCACTCGGCCAACCCTCCAAATATCGCCCGCGGGCCTCACGGATGGCGGGCGACGTGCAATGATGGATAAAGAAAGGAAGCGTTAATACGCCTTATTATTTGATGAAACGCCCGCTGGCGCCGCGTTTACGCCGATACTTTTGTAATTCGGCCTCAGCGGCATAACGAATGTTCCGTTCTTCGGCGCACTTTTTAAGGAGGTCATTGCGGTCTTTTTCACCCGCGGCAAAGCTCCGACGGATGTCCGCATTTATCCGCTCGAGCCGTTCGATCTCCGCACGGTATCTCTTTCGCGGAGTGAAGTCCATACCCAGAAATTTCCGGGGCTTGAATGTCTCGGTTTTCATATTTGTGAAATTTCAGGGTTAACGACCATATGATACTCTTTGTAGCGGACAACCCGCCCTCTGTCTGCGTCGTGGCTGTAACACCAATCGCCAACGATGATGTAGCCTTTGCGCCGGAGCCGTGTGACAATCTTCCGCAGCTCCGTCGTGCCGAATTTGCTCATCGCTTTCCATACGGTCAGCGTGCCTCCTCTGATGAAGTAGGCCAATATGCGAGCCTGTGGCTTTTTTAAACTCTCCATAGTTTTGAAATTTTAAGGTATTCGTGCCCTGACGCCATCGAAGGCAAGGCTCACCGATCACGTGCATCGGCGCCATCAGGGCAAGGGTGCGGGCTTTGCGCGGTGTGATAACCACTAACTTAAACTACAAAATGGATAGAAAGAACGTGTGCACTCAGCCCGCATTGGAGCCCGTGAAGTCGATCAAAACCGCACGGGCATAATTTGCGTTCTATTTATCCCGGTGGTCCTCGCCGCTCATATCATCGCAGCTTTGGAGCCCGTGCCGGTCTTTCGCGCATTTCGGCTATTTGCTTACTCGCGACCGCATCTTCTCAATGGCGGCACATAGTGCAGTACGTTGCAGGCGTCGGTCGGAATGGTGTGGCTCCGACTGCCGGATCGCTTTCTGCCTTGCAGCTGGGGTTATTGCCAGCGATCAAACCCCTAACCCTTGCGGGCTGCTATCTTGGGAGTGCGGCAGGATTCGAACCTGCGTAGATGATACTTTGCTTCACATCTCCTTCCGTTAGTTATGCGGAGGCATTGCCAACCTGCCACGCACTCCTTGTTGGTTAGTTTTCTATAAACTCCTCCACCCGGAAGCCTCGGCTTCGGCGGGGATTGCGCAACCTGCGACATTCGAAATCCGTACTGAACACCTCCACCGAGAACAGGCACAGCAGAACCGCGGCCCCGATGCGTCGGGTCATCTCTGACACGTTGAGCGTGATGCCGAAATTCTGCGTGAAATACCAGGTAACCAATGCCTGCAAGGTCCGCTTCGTCCCCGTCTTGTCGTAGATGCTCTGGAGGTGGTTCGCTACGCATTGGTAGATCACGTTCATCCGATCTGCGATCTCGCGGGCCGAATAGCCCAGCACAACGAGGTTCATTACTTCACGCTCGCGTTTGCTCAATAGGGCGTCAGTTTTCATAGTCTTAAGCCAAGCCCCAGATGTCCGTAGTGCCTATGTATGCCTTGAAAGTTTGCTCAATGGCTTTCCGCTCGAGTGGAGTATGGGGAACATATCCATTCTGCCGGTTATGCAGAGCCTGCCGCGTGCGAGGATTGGGAACCTCCACCTTTTTGCCGTCGATGTCCACAAGTTTGATAAACCCCAGCTCCATACAGAGTTCATGTCGGAGCCTCGGGCCCAGTTTTGTTCCGTTTTGGCGGTCGAAGTTATCCACTATTGACAATCCGCGCGTAAAGGCGTTTTTTTCAATTATTTGGTCGTTCATAGCCATTTTATAGCCTTTTATATTAGGTTTATTCGATATTTTTTATATATCTTTACATTGTTTTCGGGTTAAATACGCTTTACCTTTGCTGTATCAATCCGTTGACAATGCAAATATACACGATATTTCTATTATATCAAATTTTTATAATAGAATTTTCGATTATTTTTTAATTGAAAATTATGGTGAAGGCGTAATTAACTATGAATGAGTGTGATATATATGTAGCGGAAGAAATATTGAAACGACTTAAAAACAGGAATGGATGCGTTACCGGAGTAGATATTGAAGAATTAGTGACTGATGAAGCGCAATATTATCGTATTTGCTGTTCATTGTGCAACTTTGGCGCGGCTATAAAAGGCAGTATCGGGCTTAGCGGTACAGAAAAAACTGCTTATATAATATCGAAAGGTGGAGCAAGGTATATATACGCACAAGAGCAAGAAAATACAAATGCTATTGCACTACAAAACGAGGATTTAGAATTATCGGTTGCTGAAAAAAAAGCGAAATAAATATTATTCAGTTGTAGCCCTTGTCATTTCTTTGCTTTCGTTCATTATATCGGCAGCGGCGTTCATAATCTCGCTCCGATGATTTGAATAGACGATGGAATACATACAGATTAAAACATACTGCGAATAATGAAAAAATAACCGATATAATGCCTAATACCATAACAATACGCTTTTCGCAAAAATAATAGAAATTTCATTCAAAATGCAAGGTTCTGAAAAAATAAATGAGATATTGCTCAATCTCGGTATTAAAGCGCCTACGTTTGCTAAACGAATAGGCGTAAAATATCAGCGCATTTTAGATATTCAGAGCGGGAAAGTGAAAAAAATATCTGGGGAGCTTGCTAATTATATTATCAACACCTATCCCCAATTCGATATAAATTGGCTATTGACCGGCGAAGGGTCAATGCTCAAAAATACCGACCAACCTGTCAGTCAAGGAGGAGAAGACGCAACACTTTCGGAAGCTGACTTAAATAATTCAAACACTATGAAGAAGTATTTAGACCAAGTCCTTCGACAAAACGAGGAGCTAATTCGGCAAAATGGGGTACTACTTGATCTATTCCGAGAAGAGAGGGCTAAAAACAAGGGCGAAGTCGCCCTAAAAAAAGAGGGCTAAAGGTGTTCTAATTAGACTAATGCCTACCGGAGGAGAGCTGGAGCCGTACGCCAAAGCACACACATAATAGCACTAAACAAAAATGCCCCTCTCCGAGTATCCGGGGGGGGGTAAATTGTATAAACCAAAAATTAAACACCATGAAGAAACTTTTACTTACTATTTCTTTGGTTTTATTTGCGACCCCTATTTGGGCGCAAGTCGATAAAGAGGCGGATCAAAAACGATACGGGAAAGGGCAAATGCCGTTTAACGAAAAAGGCGAGGTCGTCTTTTCCAAAGTTGTTCACGAGGAAAGGCATGACAAGAAAGCTCTATATAATTCGGTAAAATTGTGCATAACGAATATATTCAATTCGGCAAAAGATGTTATTCAATTAGACGATCCCGACCAAGGAATTATTATTGTAAAAGGATATTCGGTTATCCCAACAAGGGCGGCAATGGGAATGATCGTGGATGCAAATATATACTACACACTTGACATAAGATGTAGAGATGGGCGTTATAAAATTGATATTCGACAAATTAAAGGACATTCTCCTGCTGGGATGACTAATGGTGTATATTTACCAGCGACAGATACCCCAGCAGAACTTCTCACTTATGACTTATGCTTTAAACAAAATGGTAAAATGAAAGCAATAGAAGGTTTTTACCGCCGGGCTATCATAGACTGCTGTAATCCTCTATTAGATCAGATTCAGAAAGATGTTCATAACAATTTAATTGCCAATCCTGATAACGATACAGAAGATTGGTAACCCCTCCTACCCAACCCCCCCCCGGGCCACGAGCTCGGGGATTTTTTATACATATTGAACAATAAACCGCTTTAAAGTTGGTTTTCTCCCCGAGAAAAACACGGACATTTTGAACAATCTATCCCATTAAAACCCGGGCTATTCGCATCGGGTTTACGGTGGGGATCAAGACTTCGCATCGGGTTTACGGTGGATGCATAGGCCTTCCTCCACGAACTGTGCGGCGGTCATCCGGCGGGATTTCAGAAACGCGCGCAACTCGTCTCGCAATTCCGGGGGGAGGCGCAAGCTTACAGTGACCGACGGCGCACTGCCTTTACATTTGCGCCCAGCGCCCGGGCGCGCACCGCCCCGTTTTGATGCATCCTTATTCATGTTGTGTGATTTTTTGAAGCAAGGCAACGGAATCGCGGGCCGACTGAATCGCGCTTGTAAATCGTTCCGTGGCCGCTTCACCGTTCATATCGACCATGCGTGACCGTTGCGACTTTGCCATCCGCAGGATGTCGTCAAGAGCGGCTATCTGATCGTCATACGGCTGACCGTCCCGTCGAACGGCTGATTCTTCGCCGTGTATGTAGGCTTTGAAAGCCTTCTTCATCAACGGCCGAAGTCTGTTGATATGCGCAACAGGCTCATGCAACATTCGCACGACCTCCAGCACGCACAATACATTTCCAATGATGGCAAAATAGTATCGGTTATCTATTTGCGATTCGGATAGACAGGCGATGCTCTGCTCGAACTCTGCACGGCGTGATTTGGGAAGTTTGTATACTCTGGCGATGAACCCGACCTCCCGATCGGTGCAGACGATGAAGTCGTCGGAAAAACGGGACGATTCCGAACGGCGACTTCTATCGATAATAAATGCGGGGTACTCTTTCATATTGAGCTATTTTGTAATTTCGCCACGAAGGCATTTGCCGCCTATGCAAACGACGGCGGATCCTTTACCGATGAACCGTTCGAGTTGCCGGCGCAGCTCATCGACATTAAGCGTCTTTTTCCCAATCTTAACCAGCCGGTCATCGGCCCTGTATGCATATACGCGCGACGAGAAGAAGATGTCCGTATTGATAAGCATATCACCTTTCGCGTTGGAGGCGTATTTACCGGCATCAGACAGTTTAATGGAGGAGATAGTTTCACCGGCTTCGGCTCGGTTCAGAAGCGAACGAATGGAAATAAATTGATTGTCGTCCATGTTTTCAAAATATTCGTTATTATGTGCCGTATTTTCAACAGCCTCTTCAGATTCGACCATAGCGATGAATTCAGCATCGGCTGTGTGCAGCTCATCGACTTTGTCCGTCGAAATCTTATTCGCCGCGAAAGCGATGCACCAACGCTGTTTTTCGGACAACGTGATAGCCTTGCCGACATTTATTGATTCGAGAACACGATTGCAGATGTCTACGACGAATCCTTCGCCATTCTTGGCGACGAGCTCGAGAACGATCATGGCTTCGTCCGAATATTCGAATTCGCCCATGCCGACGTAGTCGCCGTCTACCATGTTGAAGATGTTGATAGCCTTGCCCGATTCAATGACTCCTTTGACGCGATCGTAAGAATTGATAAAGTTTTTCATAGTTGCCGCTTATGGCCCGTCGGCCTTGTTTAGTTGTTTTGGTATTGCAAATATAAGCATTTAATTTGAATATGCAAAACATTTTTTCAAAAAATCTGAAAATTTTTCGTCAAACTATTGCACAATGTGCCGATAGTTCGCTCCTTTGCATCGTAAGCCTGTGATGAAGCAGGCCACGGACAAGAAAAGCGGCAACATCCGCGAATCTTAACGACGAAAGGACACGTTGTTGGTAGTAGGTTTCCTGGGAACGAGGGTCTGTGGCTATTCATCCGGCCGCAGACCCTTTTTCTATGGCAAAGAGAACGGAAGGACCCAATAAGACACTCGACAGCAAGCCCGCCCGCAAAGTGGGCCGCCCTCGTGCATATACCCCCGAAGCTCTTGAAGTCAAGTTCGAGGAGTATGCAAAATGGGTGAAAGCGAATCCACGATACAGCAACAGGGTATTGGCCGACGGCTCTGTTATTCCCGTACCTTACGAACGACCGCTGACACTTGTAGGATTCTGCGTGTTCGCGGAGATTGTAGAGAATACTTTCCGGGAATACGAAAAGCAGGATGAATTTTTGAGCGTGTGTGCGCGCGTGCGCGCGCGAATCGAATCCGATCAGTTGGAGGGGGCTATGTGTGAGCAGTACAACTCGACGATTGCGTCGCGTGTTCTGCATCTTGCCGACCGCCAGGATGTGACAACCAACGGCAAGGCGATAACGGCCGCAATACAGCCTATTTCCGTGGTCCTCGATCCCGAAGCTGCCAAGATCATCCAGTCCATCGGCAAAATGACAGTGAAGGAATGACGCCCGATCCCGTAACATACAGAGGCAAGACCTACAAAGTCAAAATGTACCTCTACCAGCTATACGACGGGAGCGGCGCCGTCGTCCGTATCTTCGACGAGGGAAGTTCCCGATCCGGAAAAACTTTCGACACGGCAGACTTTCTGTATGACATCTGCGCATCATCGTCCGTACCTCTTAAAATATACTGTTATCGGGCCACGCTTCAAGATTGCAAGGAAAAGACGCTGGACGACTTCCGCAAGAAGCTGCAATTGCGCGGCGTATACGATCCCGATTGTATGCGTGGCGAAAACATTCTCCCTGAATATCGCATCAAGGATAGCGTGATTCGTTTCCGGGGTCTCGATAAAATGGATGTCAAAGAGGGCCACGACTGCGACATCGTATATTTCAACGAGATGCTCGACGGTGTAAGCCGTGCGCAATTCGACAATATCACCATGCGTTGCACGCGGATGGTCATCGGCGACTGGAACCCAAAATACACGGAGCATTGGGCGTTCCATATGGAGGGCGCTCCGGATACTATTTTCACGCACACGACGTACAAGGATAATCCCTTCTGCCCGGCGGGGGTTCGCCGCACAATCGAGGGATACGAACCCACTCCCGAGAATATCGCCGCCGGAACTGCCGACGAATGGCGCTGGAAAGTGTACGGCCTCGGAGTACGTGCCGCGCAGGAGGGGCTGATATTCCCCGACATCGACTGGATCGACGAATTCCCCGAAGACATCGAACGCGTTGTATTGGGCCTCGACTTCGGATTCACAGCAGACCCCACGGCCTGCGTACGTGTCGGATTCCGGATCCCGAACCATCTTTACTTGCAGGAGCTGATATATCAGCCTATCGACGACACTTCGAAATTATATGCAGCGCTTTCGCCGCACTTCTCAAACGGAGTATCCCGATGTTATGCAGATAGCGCCGACAAATATGCCAAATCCCCCGAAAGCATGATAACCGCAATGCGCATTCAAGGGCTTACGGTCATTCCTGTTCGGAAATACCCAGGGTCTGTCATGGATGGCATCACGTCCATGAAAGGATGCAAGATACATTGCGTGCGTTCGCGCAACATGCAGATAGAAGCAAACTCGTACGTGTGGGAGACGGTGAACGGCATCGCCATAAACTACCCGCACGACGAATTCAACCATCTATGGGACGCTGCCAGATATGCCGTTCAGTCTGAATTCAAGAATCTTATTCAAATAGCTGCATAATGAATCTATTCGGCTACGAAATACGCAGGAAAAGCAATAATACAGCCTCAAATTTGCCGGCATCGACATTGAGCTACATCGGCGTACCTCCGGTATTTCAGGGATCAACTGAAACCGTGGGGACGATCGACACCAGGGGCAAAGCGGGACAAGCCAAAGCATACGCACTTTGCTCGCCGCTGATGTCTGTAATCTCGAAGAAATGCGCGGCAATTAAGAATCTACGTCTTGCAGCCACCACGGAAGACGGTGAAGATATCGAACGACCGGACGCCGTGCAGACTATATCGCACCCTAATAGCGTGCAAGGCATCGCGGACTTCGTGGCATACATCGAGGTCATGACGCAGATTTTCGGCAAAGCCTATATCGTACGCATGGAATCAGTAGGATTCTCGGGAGCTTTCGAGCTGTTCGTTGTCCCCAATCTTTGCGTCACGGAAAATGCCGCAATATCTCCGGCGTTATCGTTCATGCCCGATGCGGATATCGTGGATTACACGGTGACCATTTGCGGGTCTTCGATGAAGATAGCCAAAGAAGATATGTTCATCGTGAGGGATGCCTCTTATGATCTCAATGCTTGCGGCGGCAACATCTCCCGAATGATATCATTACAGAAGCCGGTGAATACTTTCGTGGCATCCTACGAAGCGGTGCATGAACTGATGATCAACCGCGGTATGCTGGCTATTATCTCGCTGACATCCGGAAGCGGCGATATTATTCGAGATGCTCGGCTGCCGGAAACAGAGTCGGAGAAGAAAAACATACAACAGGCATTCAGAAAGTACGGCATCCGGTCCGATCAATTCAAATACGCGATCACGTCCATGAATGCTGCCGTAAGTCCGGTATCGTCAACGATTACCGATCTGGGACTGACAGACGTGCAGAAAGCCTGCAAGAAGGAAATCGCGGACATCTACCAAGTGCCGAGCGTGCTGCTCGACGTAGAGGGTTCAACGTACGCCAACGCCAAAGAAGCGAAAACGATATTATATAACGACGCGATAATCCCCGAGGCAAATAATATATTCTCCGTGCTCAACAGGATATATGGCTTTGAGGATTTCAAGGTGATGCCCTACTACGATCATCTTGAACTCTTCCAAGAATCTAAGCGCGAACAGGCGGCGGGCATGACCAATCTCGTAAATGCCCTGAATAACGCCGTGTCCGGCGGTCTGATGACCACGGAGCAGGCTAAAACAGAACTTTTGAAATATATCGTATAACATGAACTTATCTCAGCAAATAGAAGCGCGCCGGGCGGCAATGGGCAACACTTGCCGCAAAGAGTTCGCCGTGACAAAAGCGGACATTGCGAACGAGGACGAGCATATTATCCTCGTGAAGTTCGCCAATTTCGGCAACAAGGACAGCGCGGGCGATATTCTTATCAAAGGATGCTTCGCCAAGTCCATTAACGACAGGGGCCCGGGATCGGCCACAAACCGCAAAATCGCGTTCGTATGGCAACATGATTTCGCCGACCCTATCGGCCGGATACTGTCTATCGAAGAGCGTGAAGACGGTGCATATGCAGAAGTTAAGCTGAGCAACTTCGACGCGGTGCCGAATGCAAAGCGCGCGTGGTTCCAGCTCAAAGACGGCGATATTAATCAGTTCTCGTTCGGATTCAATTACGTATGGGACAAAATGGAATATGACGAAGCCCTCGACGCGTTCATCGTTAAGGAAGTCGTGTTGCATGAAATATCCGTCGTTACTGCCGGAGCCAACGAGGAAACGGCATTCGTCGGTGCTGTGAAGAGTTTACCGGACGCCATCAAGGTTATGAGCGATGCTCTCAATGCGGCGTCATTGGAGGAGAAAATGAAGATCAAAAAGCAAATCATCGAGACATTGAACGCAGCCGAGCCGGAGAAACCACTCACTGAAAATATGTTCGGGAAAATAGGTTCACATATCAATTAACCAAAAAACACAAAGAAGAATGGAGATTAAATCATTTGTGCTTCCCGCTGGCGTAGAGTTCAGCGAGGACGAGAAAAAGGGCCTGAACGCGCTCGGAGATTATATCAAAGGGCAGTTCGAGGAGATGGTGGCAGGCATCAAGTCACAGAACGAGATCGTCGAGGCTGTCAAGGAGGAGTTCGGGAAACTCGGGCTGTCGCCGGCGAAGATCGAAAAACTGGAGGGCGCGCTTAAAGCTCAAGGCGTCGAGATCGCCACGATGAAGAAAGGCGCTCCCAAGCAGGAGGGACACAAAACGCTGGTCGCCGCTATGGAAGAGGTGCTGAAATCGGAAGAGTTCGCCGCCGCATATAAGGATATGCGGAACGGACGAGGCAGAGTATCGACGGGTGAGTTCGCGCTCAAACTCGACACGTCGGCCGTGACGAACGAAGACCCCAACCGCACCGTGCTGACGACGAAGATTTACGCAGACGCCAGCCCCCGCAATGCGTTCGTGCAACTCTTCACGCGCATCAATGTGCCCGACGACAAGAACCGCATCATGTACAACGATGCTTCCTACACCGACGGCACCGGGTATGCAGAGGAGATGACAAAGCACACCAATACCGACGCCGCCACGCTTACGGGCAAATACCGTGAGCTGGCAAAACTCGGTTCCGTGCTTCCTTTCTCGGCTGAGAGCGCCGAAGATTTCGGGTACTTCCTGGCATGGGCGCAGACGAAGGCCCAGCAGGGGATCGCAGCCAAACTCGATTCTCTGCTGTGGGACGGTGACGGCGTGGATGCCTCCAAGCCCAAACACATCTACGGACTGAAAACATCCGGCGTTACGGCATTCAATGCAACGACGGCGGGTGTGGCAACCAGCGTGTCAGCACCGAACATCGCCGACCTGATCCTCGCCATGAAAACGCAGGCAAAGGTCGAGACCAACGATTCGATGGCTCCGAATTACGTGCTGATGAACTATGCCACCGAATTCAAGATGCGCACGCTGAAGAACACCCTCGGCGACTACATCACGGTGCTGCCCAATGGGGCCTTGTCGGTGCATGGCATGACGATTATCCCGACCCCGAAACTCTCGGCCTCGGAGCTCGTCGTGCTCGATTCCACGACGCTCCAGCTGCACGACAAGCGCAATATCACTATGGAGATCGAGCGCGTCCCGGAGACGGATTCGTATCGTCTGTGGCTGTGGTATCGCGGGCAAGCCCTCGTTACACGGCCGGATATGAAAGCGAATATCTATGTCGCCAACATCAACACCGCTCTGGCCGCCATCGAGAAAGCAACAGCAGGACCGACCGAGTAACCCATGAAAGCGAAAGATGAAGCAGCTATGACACGCGCCCCCGTTAGGCGCGGTCGTCGCGCCCTTAAAGCCAACGTCCTGCGCGTCGAAGTCATTAGAGCGCATGACGGGATCAACAAGGGCGAAATACTCATCAAATCGCGGGCAACTGCGGAAATGATGATCGCCAAAGGGTTCTATAAAAAGACCTTGGAGGAGTAACCGGATAGGGGCGGCAACACGCCGCCCCTATCTTCAAATAAAATACCATGATCTTAGACGAGCGATATTTCACCTATCCCGAGACATATATTGCTGGAATAGAGACAAAGAGCGACGGTAAACCCGCCGGACCTGCCCCCAAAATCATAAGCGACATCCAGGCATATATCGCCAAATACGAACCTCGGTTTCTGCGAATGCTTCTGGGGTCGGATGTCGCCGACAATATTGAGGATTACCCAGCTATTGTGGCGCTGCTGGCTCAACCGGACAAGGGGACATCCGTAATTGCCAAGTATATCTATTTCTACTACTCGCGCGACCATATGACATTCAACACCGTTGCCGGGGAAAAGTTGAAGAACACCGAAAGCAGCACCCGAACATCTCCGACACATCGGCTCGTCCGCGTGTGGAACGATATGGTAGACGAATGCCGAGAGATCATCCGCATCGTTGACAATGTTAAGCTGTGCCCGGACTTTTACGCGGAGATATTCGAACCGATCAATACTTACAACCTATGAAGATAACCCCCAAAGATACGGTTAGTGATGTTGTGATGCGCAACCGTGCATTATTCAGCATGGGTACCGAACGTATCGTAAAAGCCATACAAGGCCTTCCGGAGCCGGAGTTCGTGCCTATGAAACGCCGAATGTGGTTCGACAAACGGCTGCCCGTGCGTGACATTGCCGACATCACTATGGGCGAACTGAACGCCATCGAAGCCCGTAAACCGTCGTACGAATATTTTTGCATCGTGCTCGGCGTGATGCTCGGGCTCACGAAATTCAACCGCATAGGCGTTGACGGTAATCCGGACTGGAACGCGGAGTTCAGCATAGACGAGGAGCAAATCGGACGCCTCCGGTTCATCCGCGCCCAGCGCTATTTCATTGCCATACAGAAAGGGTTGGAAGGTATCGGCAAATCGTGGGAAAAGCTGGAAATGCCCCTCACGGCCGCCGAGATGAAAGCGCGTGTCAAGCGACCCAATCGCGGTCTTGTTGCCGTCTGCCGCAAATACTGCCAGATCATGAACGGCGCCGTAGATATGAATAAAGCATGGAATACGCCGTGGGCGACAGTATACGAAGCATTCGAGGCATGCAAGTGCGACAACATGGAACAGCGGGCCATCTATGAAGCGAACAAATCTAACGGGAAACGAAGACGATGAGAAGCCTTAGTAAGATACTTAAAGAGTGCGCCGAGGCGGAGGGACTGTGCTCCTATATGTACGCCCGGATAGCCGAAGCAAACTACCTGATGGACGATGTCAAGCAATACCCCGTATTGCTCCGTCAGTTCAACGAGACGATTTCCGAAACACGGATGTCGGACATGCGACGCCGGACGACGACGCTCTATTTCTGCGACGCCCTCGGGAAAGCGGAGCCAGACACGGAGACCGAAGTGCAGCCAATCGTCGAAAAGATGGAAGAACGCGCCTTTGCATTTATCAACCGGATGCGGTCGATGGGTATCGAAGTAGAGCTTGTGGCCAACGCGACGCCTTTTTACGGCAAATTCGACGTATTGGTGGCCGGCGTAACCCTAAGCGCTACGATGACCTATAACATCTGCTGATATGCCCACCATCCGGCAAATAGAGGAGATATTCAGCCCCGAGCGGATCATCACCATCTGTGAAGACGAGTTCGGTCCGCTCGCCGAGCAGATCGCCTTCAATATAATGACCAAGAGAACCAACAGCGGCGCCGATGTCAACGCCCTGAACGTTCCGGAGGAGACGACCGGCGCAACGGCTGAAAGCCTTAAAACCATCCATGAAGCTACAAATGGTGGACTTACGGTCTCATTTGTCGGGCGCAAAGGCATCAAGAATATCGACGAAGGAAGTTCCCCACAGGATGTGCAAGAGGAGTTCGGCAGCTTCGAGGCATTCCGGAACGCGATAGAGCGGTGGGCGCGGGTTAAAGAATCGAGATGGAACCTTGACCCAAGATCGATAAACGCATATGGCGTCGCTTCAAGCGTCTGGGATCACGGAAGCGTGCTTTATCAAGAGGGCGGAGGAACGGAGATAATGAAAGACTTACTGCCCGAAGTTGTCGATAGAATCAGCAAAAAAATAACAGAGGAACTCGATACATCCATTTATCAACTATTAGATGCGACGATAGAATTATGATATTGCACACAAATGACGTATTCAAGGTAACCCGCCCAGAGGATATCTTCGAGACCCGGGGCCGTTTTGCGTATTTTCGGGTTGAACTGCTCTCCCAAAAGGGGAATATAGACGTGTCCCTTAAATTGACAGGAGGGTCCGATTGGACATTCACTCGGTCTATCACCTTGACACGCAAAACTAACGACAAAGGTGTGGCGGTATTCCCTGTTGGGCAAATATGCGAAAGTCTGATAAAAGGGACCAAATCAAATTTAATCACCTATGTAATTGCCGCCTCCGAATATGACCATGCTGGACCGGCTCTTTACGCAGTCCCCGGATTTGCAGACCGGGAGATTCTCCCCGGATGGGGAGATGGGGAAAATATTTCACAATTCTATCCCGCTGCCCCCTGCATTGTGGTCTATCCGCACGCAGGATTCGAGCAGTCGCTATTTTTCCCGAAACAAACGGGCGAGCTTTTCGTGCTTACGCCCTCCTCGACAACAACAGAGAAATACATCGGATATTCGACATTTTCTCCCATCATCCCGTTTGATCCGGCAAAAATCCCATCTGAAGACCTTGGCAAGCCGCTTGCTGTGGGAGCCACCCCGACAGACTATAATGCGGAGATACGAACTTACTACGATTATTGCACCAAGGGGATATTTTTGAAATGGACGGATGCTGCCGGTATCCCCTATTTATACCGATGGACGCCGGAATCCCAAACCGACGAAATGTCTGTGGAATCTACTTATCATCAACTCGACGATACGCTGACACCTCGCGACGTGCAGAACAAGACGCTGGCCAAACGCTATACCTTGCATAGTCGCATTGTTGAAAGGGATGTTTTCAACTTGTGCCGCACGATCCTCGGATGCCAGGATTTGTTTATGTACGACCCGGATGCGGGCAATTGGGTGCGTTTCATGGTTGAAGATTCGGAATCCGAAGACACGGGCGCGCCGATGCAAGATTTGGTCGTTGAAATAGTAAGATACGAATATCTATGACAACCTACGAACTATACATCAACGATATTCTGTGCGACCTTTCGAGCGACGAGGTCGTAACCCTGCTTTATCAAAGTCCGATATTTTCGAGCCTCGACAGCATCCAGTCGAACCGTTCCTACAATATTGCGCTGCCGCCTACGCCTGCCAATATGCGGGCTATAGGTCAGGCAGCCCGCCCGGATGTGGATGCTGACGCTCCGTATGTACGACTTCCAGCGGCGTTGTATCAGGACGGGGTGCCGCTGTTCACGCAGGGGTTCGCCGTGGTAACGGATATTGCGGATACGATCAATGTAACGCTTACGTGGGGCAACGTGGATAACTTTCAGCCTCTGTTTGACGCGAACCTGCGGGATTTGGGGCCGCAACTGGAGGCGGCAGGGGAGAACATTGTCGCTTGGAATAAGAATACGGCGATCTTGGAAGGTAGCGCAACCGGTGAATACCCCGGCGTTGCTTTCTGGGGCGTGGATTTCGGGATGGGGATATCCGATCCTAAATACCTGCATCCCTCAGTACTGGTGTCGTCGATACTGTCTGCTATCGAGCGGCAGAATGGGGTTACCATCGACGGCAAGGAACGGTTGGCTTATAGTAAAAATCTTGGGCCTATTATTCCGCTCACTCGCAAAAAGGTAGGGCCCAAAGCAAATGGGTATTCCAATTATTGCGATATATCAATGTCGGCCAGCGATATATTGCCCAAAGAGCCGTGGGTAAATACTCGTGGGATATTCTCTACATCCGAGCCGAGAATAAAACTTAATGATTCAGGGACATCATATATTACACTATATCATCCTAATAGCCCGACGGGAGATTTTTTGCTCCCGCACAACGATGCGAACGATATTTCATCGTTGAAGATATCAATTTATTGTGATGGCGTATTTCTGGGAGAGGGCGAGAGTTATGAAAAAACCAAAACCTCGGATACGATGTGGATGTTCAAATTCCACAAAATATCGGTACAAACCGACACGCAAGGGGTTGTAACAGTAAAAATAAGCAAACCTATCTCCGGGTCGATGGTTCCGTTGCCTAATCCTATAATCTCAATTCACAATTCAGATTGGGATATATATTTCCCGGGATTCTTCCCTGTTGCGCCTAATCTTCCCGACATCTCCCAGGGCGATTTTATCCTCGCCCTGATGTCCATGAACGGCCTATTCGCCTATGCGGACAAGAATAGCTCGAACACGATCAAGCTGATAAGCATCGACGATATAATTGCCAATGTCCAGAGCAACGACATCATCGACTGGAGCGACCGGGTTATCCTGAATGACCTGCACCGAGTCGATATGCCAGACGCCTCGATGTTCACCATCGATGACCTCGCGCAAAGCAACATCCTCGACTACGACAACGACGACGATGTAAAGGCTGACACGCACGGCACCATCACGATCCGCAACGAAAACATCGAGAAAGAAACGGAGTTGGTGTCGCTGCCTTTCTCGGCGTCGGAGAATGCAACGACGGACGGGGTAAATTGCGCCGTTGTGCCGATCTATGAGGATAACGGAAAAGGCGGCGTCAATTATTCGGAGTGCTCGCCACGGATATTATCGGGGCGGGGAGCGTTTATGTCGGGCATTGCCCGATGTATTGGCGTATTCGATCCGTGGATGAAGTTCGGCGGCGAGGAAGGTATCGTAAAGACCCGATATTCGTCCTATCAGAAAGTCGTTGACCGCCTGCGAATCATCACCATTCGGGCAAAACTCACGGCTCTCGATCTCTACAACCTCGACTACACGAAGCCGGTGTATATAGCCCAATTCGGGCAGATATTCGCCATATATTCGGTAGAAACAGGCGAAAACGACATCTGCGACTGCCAACTGCTGAAACTGAAAGTAGACGGAGTGGTGGCAGCAACGTATTATCTGCGCTTGGACGGCAAGAATGAAGACAGCCAATGGGTTGCAGAAGCGGACGGCATTAACGGCACAGCGTATACCATAACATCGAACGGAACGCCCTATATCGTCGATTACGATTCCCGTCTTTATGTCGATCTGTACGAGGAGGACGGCGATCTGTATCTGTCTATCTCCGCCCCCAAAAACGCCGGAACCGAGGAAATTAATTACAACCCTGTCATTCTGGGAATTCAGGAGAACGACGCCGTGCGCCGGCAGGTGGCAGTATCCCAGAAAGCAAAGTCGGCTTAATTTATTAACCATTTAACCCATATGAAGAAATATGGCACAGGACACTATCGACAAGATTATTAATATCCAGTTCAGATACTCGGATTTAATTAAAGGGTGGGAGGCCGCCTCGACAGCTATTGACACCGCAAAAGTCAAACTGCAAGAGTTCAAGAAAGCGGGTGATTCCGAAGGTGTTGTCAAGCAAACCCAACTTATAAAGGCGTTGCGGACCGAGATGTCGGCCTACACCCGGGAGATTCAGGCAAATATTCGAGAAGAAATCAACCTGGACGGAAGCGTTGAGAAACTCCGGGCGGGGGTTCAAGCCCTTACGGCTCAATACAACAAGCTAAGCCGTGAGGAGCGGAACAATGCAGATGTAGGCGGCAAATTGAGCTCTCAAATTCGTGAGATGCAGACCGAGTTGAACGAAGCAAACGCATCATTGTTGAACTTTCGGGATAATGTCGGGAACTATGCGAGTGCAGCAAAAGGTTTTACTCCGCTTACGTTCCAAGTGCAGCAGTTGGCCCGGGAATTTCCGTCGCTCACGATATCCGCCCAGCAGTTTTTTCTGGCGATTTCCAATAACCTGCCGATGCTTGCCGATGAACTGACCCGGGCAAGGATGGCCAACAAAGCGTTGCGAGCCGAGGGGAAAGCGACTATTCCGGTGTTCCGGCAGGTTATTTCGTCCATCCTTTCCTGGCAGACGGCTTTGGTCGTGGGCATTACCCTGCTGACAGCCTACGGTAAAGAGATTGGAACGTGGGTAAAGAAATTGTTTACAGCTGAAGAAGCTATCACAGCGGCCGAATATGCGCAAAAGCAATTAAATACAGCCCAGCTGGAAGGTAGAAATGCGGCTCAGGCAGAGGTGGTAAACTTACAAATACTCTACAATGCAACCCAAAATACAGCATTGGCCTACAAAGACAGGCTAAATGCTGTAAAAGAGTTGCAAAAACAATACCCGGCCTATTTCGGGAACATGTCGCAAGAGAAGATATTAGCTGGAGAATTGAGCGAAACCTACGAAATGCTCGTCCGAAATATAATGGCAAAAGCGCAAGCAGAGGCCGCGCAAAACCAAATCGTGACTAACCTGGAGAAAAAGAATACCATAGAGCAGATCCAGGCGTATCAAAATTTGACCCGCGTAATGGCTGACTATAATAGACTTAAAGCCGAGGGCGCCGATGATAAAATGCTCGAAGGATACGCCAAAGCGGCATACGCGCTACGGAAGGAGGTAGATTCCGAGTTAAAGAAAATGAACGAAGATTTATATAACGAAGTTCGTGACAATAGCAATAGTTACCAAGAATACATTAACAACCTCAATGCAGCAAACAGCAAGCTTGTTAAAGTTGCTACCGATAATCTTCTGGTCTTCCAAAATACACAAAAAGAGGTGATCAAGTCATCAAATAAAATAATATCCCTTGAAGAATTGCAAGCAAAAATGCAGGGAAAGAATCTCCAGAAATACACCAAAACTATATCCGATTGGAGAACGGCATTAGGTCGGGAGGTCGCCAAAATGGAGCTGGATATAGAGAAAGCTATGAAGGAAGCAGACAAAAGCATAGCCGATAGCTTCAAAAAACAAGTGCAAGACCAAGAACTGAAATTTAGGGACCGCATCAATGAAGCCCAAATAGAGGGCGGTGATCTGGGTGCAGCTCGTGAGATGTTGGAAATATACAAAGAGCAGATTGTGCAAATCAACAAACTGGAGGATGCGTATCGGGCCGCTGGTTATACTGACGAAGAAATACAAGCCAGACGGATCGCCGCCCGAAAGGGCGTACAGCAGGCAGAACAAAATATCGCTGACATTCAGCTTAAAACCACCCATCAAGCCTTGGGGGCTGCCGCGCAGGTAGCCGGAGGCTTTTCTGCAATGTTTGATGCGCTGGGCGGAGAAGGAGAGCGTTATGCCGAGTTTTCGAAAGCATTGGCCATATTCGAGGTTGCATTACAGCAGGCACAAGCTATTGCGGGAGCTGTCGCCAATGCCGCTAAATATTCTATTCCGTGGTTGCTCCCCGTACAGATTGCAAGCAGTATTGCTGCGGTAGTTGCGGCCATTGCACAGGCTACACAAGCTACGGATTCGGCACAAACGCCTAAATACGCCTCCGGCGGTCTTGTCACAGGGCCGGGCTCCGGAACTTCGGACAGCATCCCCGCAATGTTATCCAACGGCGAAGCTGTGATGACCGCCCAGGCTGTCAACGACTGGGGCGCAATGCTCTCGGCCATGAACGTGGCAAGCGGTGGAAACGCCATCCAAGTATCGAATCTTCCCCAGCGCAACGACGGAATGAAGGGGATGGAGCGCATGATGGAACGGGCCCTGATGAATATGCCGGCGCCCATTGTTTCGGTGGTTGACATCAACAAGGGGCAGAAGCGGGTCAAAGTTCAAAACAGCCTCGGAAAATTGGGGCGAAAAAAATACAAATAATTATTGCACAACGTGCCGAAGGTTTACACCTTTGTCGCGAACGCTTATGAAGATATAAGCCGCGGAATCATGTACGAAATAACACCTACATATCACCACCCTGTAGTGGCCGAATCTGCCATAAGCGCGAGTGCTTTGTCTAACTTAACACATCAAACTAATGGCAGTACAGGCATGTACCACTACGCTCGGGCGAGACATTCTCAATGATTGCAACGAGCCCCACGCAAAAGGCGTGGAAAAGTTTTTCTATTTCATCTCCCGGGATGCTATCGACTGGGACAAATCCACACGCGAAGGCTTCGTGATTACCAACTTGGTGGCCCTGACTGGCAAGCGGGGTTACAAGGTCCGGAACCCATCGAATGAAACCCCGGCGATCACCATCACAGACCAAAACCCGAGCATCGACGCCGCATGGGACAAGGTTCTCCCCGTTACCCTTTTGGCTGACAGCCCGGAGAATGCCGCCGCAGTTCTCGGATTGAAGCAGGACAAATATGTCTGCATCTACGAGAACATGGAGAAAGGCGACGCGGGCAAACAGGCGTTCGGCGTCATCGGCTGGGAGCAGGGCGCGACTGGTGTAGATCTGAATATGGACAAGAGCGGAGATGTCGGCGGATGGACCGGCAATATCACCGAAACCGGGGCCCCTACTCCTAATCTGTTCTTCTACAAGACGGACTACGCAACGACGAAAGCGGCGCTCGAATCGCTGTGTTCGGCAGCGGCCTAATCATGCAGACGCAGGAATGGTATAGAGAGAGGGTTTCGGCCCCCTCTCTATCCGATGCCGACAAGTCTGTTATCAGGGCAGATTGGAAGCAGGTCACGGGCAAGGATTTCACCGCATCATTCAACGCCCGGTGCCCGAACTGTCATCACGATGCGGCAATACTAATTTTACGGACTATGAACAAGCAGGAAAACGGCGGATACATTCTTAAGAGGGGTGTCGCTTTCAGATACAAAGGCAAAGTATATACCGCCGACAATATCACAGCTCCGGCCGCTGAATGGTATATCTCGCAAGACCTGAAGCACCGTGACGATTTTGAAGTCCTTGCAAAGGATTACGACGAGTACGATATAGTATCTTTCAATCGCAAAGAGGAATAATATGGCTGACGACAATATTCGCCACGTCAATTATGCCAGTGATTTCCGAGTGGTGTTTTCATTTCCAGACGGCCGACTCCCGGATTATCCTTGGCACATCGAGCTAAAGACACCGGACACCCCGGCGTATAATACTTATGTGGCCTCGTTTGACGGGTCAGTTTACAGGCGGTGCGTGCCACTTGAAGATAATTCCATTCTGGTGCTTGTGGACAGGCACCATCTTGCGCCCGGCATCCTGTGCTACCAGATGAAGCGAGATGTCCCTGACAGTCTATTCCCCGACGGTGAAATGAATATCACAACGCCGGGATGCACCAGCATTGAGTTGTGGAGTGGAACATCGGAAGAACTGCCCATTGAACAGATCAATACGATCATTGCCACACTCAAAGGCGAGCCAGGAGACGCCGGACAAATAGAAAACATAACCGCTTCAGTTAATAATACAACCGGCGCACCAAACGTAGAAGTTCAACTTGGAGGCACCCCCGAAAAACGAACTATAGCTCTTAAATTTTCGGGGATCAAAGGCGAAACTCCCCAAATATCGGCCGACGAGGAAGGCAATATCTATTCTGACGGAGAGCTTGTGACCGCTGTCGTGGCGGAGGTCGTCGTTAAAGCCGACACTTCAGCCTCAAACGCCGACCAGCAGGCCGCGCGTGCGAAATCTCTGGCCGACCACCCTCCGAAGATCGTAACGGTCGACGATACGAATTACTGGGCCTTCTGGGATGAAACGACAAAAGACTATATCACCTCGTCCGTCCGCTCGGATGGCGGTCCGATCTTCGCCACGTTCGACATTGATCCGGCGACAATGCTCCTGGGCGTGAATTACCAGCCCGGCTACGGCCGCGGTTCCGAGTTCGAACTTCAGGATGGGCATTTGTATTACGAAATTAACGACTGACAGATATGGCAAAGACAAATTTAGGGAAAGTGGGCCTTACGCCCAAAAAGGCGTATTCGGCGAGCATTACATACGAGCGCCTGGACTTCGTTACAGCGGGCGATTCGTCTTACGTTTCACTTCAGGATAACAACCTCGGACACCCGGTGACGGATGAGGTTTGGTGGCAGGTTTTGGCGTCCGGGGCCGCTTCGACGGAAGCCGCAACCGCCGCCCTCGACGCTGCCGCCAAAGCTCTCGAAGCCGCCGCAGCGGCCGCTCCCGTCGTTGTCAACGTCGAAGGTGCGGACGTAACGATCAACGTCGAAGGCAACCACAAATACATCTGCGGGGAGCTGACCTCGCTCAAGATCGGGACCGTGGAAAAATCGGCCCGAACTTCGGCGATCTTCTTCACATCGGGAAACGTTGCCACGGAACTCACCTGGTCGGATGACCTCGTGGACATCATCGGCTACAAGACCCCGGCGCCGAATCGAGCCTACGAGATCAATATCGAGGAACTCCGCGCAATCATCGAATAGCCATGGACCGCAGACGAAGTTTGTTGAAGATCGCCGCGCTGCGCAGCGAACGCGAGCAGCAGGTGGGGGTGAATTGCACGAAAGGGTATCTTGAATCGACGGATGCCGGGCTATTGTTCGACGGCCCGCGAACTCTTGAGTGTTTTTTCAAGTACATCTCCAGCGATAAAATGCAAGTGATAGCCGGGTTTGGCATTTCCATGATTGAAATTCAAATCCTGACGACAAATCAGCTTCGCGTCTATTGCGGGGGCGGAAACGCGACGGTAGACATTATTCCAGGGGATAGCTATCTTGTTGATGTTGCCTACGACGGTACTACGGCGATATGCTATCTGAATGGAGCGGAAGCCGCACGATTCCCGGTTACGGGATACAAGGTCATGGATTCATTCAGGGCCGGCAGCAATACATATATCCCCCAAGGCTCGCTCGTATTTTGCCGCCACTACAACTACGCCCTTTCCGCGGAAGAAGCTGCCGCGCACTACAACGACGGTGATCCCGCTGGATACATTTTGCCGAGGAACCTTAAGAATATCAAGGATATGGCGTTCACTTCTAAAACGTTCGAATTTGATATGGATAGCCCATATTATCAGCGCGTTTTAGAATCGGACGAATTGGAATCGGGGAGAAGATATCGGGTGGATTATGTCGTGGAAGAATGGGATATTGCCCCCGCTGTCATGGGTACTTGTGGTATAAGCTGTGGTGCGAAAGCCGTTGCTGGTAATCAATATTGGAATAATCTTTCTGCTGCTAAATTAGGTGAAAATCAATATGTTGTTGTAGACACGAAAAAAACAGGCATTCCGTTTATGTATGTTTACGGATCGGACCCTGCATACCCACATACTTCCCGCCGGTTGAAAGTAACGGTTCACTCTGTCAAGATGCTCGGCTGCGTCGCCGAGTATTTGCCGAAGAATCTTGTAGCGGATAATAACGGCATCGCCTCGTTCTGGCTCGACAGCGCCAAGCAGTTCCCGCTGAATGATGAATACCTGCCGCCGCTTTTGCAAAGCGACGGTGGGTATGACTTGACTGCGAACAGAACGCCGCAGATAATCATCAAATAAACCGAAAACAATGAACAACTACGCAAAACTGATCGACGGGCGTCTGAAGTACGCCCCTACAGCAATCCGAACCGACGAAGGGCTTGTTTGCAACCCGCGGCCGGACAAACTGATCCCGCTGGGATACAAAGAGGTGGTCTTCGACGAGCAGCCGGAACCGTCCGACCCTCCGAAGCATTACCGGGAGGTCTACACCGAAGAGGCGGACCGCATCCGGGTCGGCTGGGAAGAATACACGTCTGTACCGGAGCCGCAGCCCGATCCCGAACAGTTGCGGGAAATGGCCTACCGGGCCGAAGCGGATCAATATCTGATGGCCTACGAAGGCTATCTGGCCGAGGGCAAGATACTCGAAGCCGACGAGCAGAAGGCACTCTATCTTGCCAAGAAGGCCGAGATCAGGGAGCGATTCCCGGATAAGTAACTTGTCGGTCGAACTCTCGAAATACCACAAATATATGAAAAGACTTATCAATAAACTCATCGGATGGCTCAACGCCATCGCTAAAGACAAATACCAACACTTCGCAGTCGGGGCGGTCATCGCCTCCGCGGCGTTGATCGTGGCCGTGCCGTTGGGCGTCTGGTGGCGGTGGCTGCCCTTGTTGGTGTCGATAATCGCCGTAATGACGGCCGCCGTTGTCAAGGAGCGCAAGATCGACCCGAAAGCCGACATGCAGGACATTCTATGGACGCTCGCAGGAGGAGCCGTAGAATGGGTGGTGTTCATCGTGTTTACCCTAACTGCGAGATAGGATGGACTGGACTACGATCATCATTTCCTTGGGCGGGGCGTTGTTGACTGGCGGCGGAGCATTATCGCTTCTTTACTACAAAGAGAATCGACGAGCCAAGCAGATCGACAACGAGAAATCCATTATCGAGGAATGGCAGGGAGTAGCTAATGACAGGAAACTCCGGTGTGACGAATTGAAGGCCTCTTTGGATAACAAAGATCGCAAGATCGATGAACTTTACAAGGAGAATTCCGAGCTGCGTAAACGTAATGACAAGCTATCGTCTGCCAATACCGCGCTGTCAATATTCAAATGCAAAGTCGTCGGATGCGACAAGCGGCAACCGCCATTCGGGAAAAACGAAGCCTGTGAATCGTAAACCTAATGACTTAAATAAAATAGATTGAGATATGACAACACCACGAGGACTTAGAAACAATAATCCGCTCAATATCGAAAAGACCAAAGGCGGCAACCCCTGGCAGGGCGAGATAGTGCCGTCCGGCGACAGCCGTTTCGCACAGTTCAGAACGATAGCTTACGGCTACCGTGCCGCCTTCAAACTGCTGAACAATTACCAGCGCAATTACGGTCTGGACACGATACGCAAGATGATCGGCCGCTGGGCGCCGTCGAATGAAAACCACACGGACACCTATGTCCGTACCGTGGCGGAGAGATCGGGCGTACCAGCCGACAGTCGAATCACCACGACAAACCGGGATGTGATGGTGCCCATTGTGGCGGCGATGTCGTTTGTGGAGAACGGCGTTGATGCCAAGATGCTCGACGTACAGGCCGGATGGGAACTATTTATCAAAGGATAAAACGTATTATTATGAGAATCAACTTATACAACGAAGATTGCCTGATTGGAATGAAGCGTATCCCCGATGCAAGTGTGGACTGCGTGCTGACCGACCCGCCGTACTTGTACCTCAAGAATCAGAAACTCGACCGTTCTTTCGATGAGCAGGCGTTTTTTGCAGAGGTAAAGCGGATTTTGAAAAAAGATGGATTCATCGTAATGTTCGGACGCGGAACCTCCTTCTATCGCTGGAATACGATTTTGGCAGACCTTGGATTCAATTTCAAAGAGGAAATCATCTGGGATAAATCTTATATCTCATCCCCATTGATGGCGATATCTCGTGTGCACGAAACCGTCTCGATATATACGAAGGGGAAGGGCACGATAAATCGCTGTAAGGTACCTTATCTGGAGGCGAAAGCGCATAATATTGACTCTATTATCGCTGACATCAAGCGATTATGCACTATTTTTCATAATCCAAAGTCATTAAAGGCCGTAGAGGATTTTTTGACACAAAATAAACTAAAATACGAGCCAGATAAACGCCGCAGATGTCACGTAACCGCGCAAACAGGCTTTGGCAGCGAAGATCGAAATGCCGCTGTCATGCGGGCAATGAGCGACGGATACACGGAAAAAAGTATTATCCGATCCGATTTATATAAATGTAGTACATCCAATAAACATAATTTTCACGGTGATATGAGAGTAGGCGATCGATCATGTAATGCGATGCAATCTGTCGAGTTCGGTCAAAGCGAGAAATCCATCATCAAACAGCCCCGCGATCACTATGCAACGATTCATCCTACGCAGAAGCCTGTGCGGCTGTTGGAACGCCTGCTTGCGCTCGTAACCAAAGAGGGCGATATAATACTCGATCCGTTTGCAGGTTCGGCCTCGACGGCTATTGCCTGCATGGATACGGGGAGGGATTTCATCGGATACGAGATCGACAAGGAGTATTATGTCAGAGCGATGGGTCGAATTTCGAAACACCAACCGAAATTAGGTTTACAAACGGCATGAAAAAATATCTCTTCATCGCCCTGCTGATAGTTAGCGGGTTGTTGTGGCTGCAAACGGTGCGGTTGCGAGGTGAACGGTCCGAGCGCAAGCGCGTCCAGTTCAACAACGAGGTATTGACCGACAGCGTGGAGTTCTACCGGACGGCCAGCGGCAAACATGCCGCATCCCGGCAGATACTTGAACTCCGAACCGGAGAACTGGAGCGGTACAATGCGCAACTGGCCGCGCAGATCCGGGAGCTGCGGATCAAGGTCCGGCGGCTGGAGGCGGCGGCCACGACGGCCACGCGGACCGAGGTGCAGATCACGGCGCCCCTGGAACCCGCAGACCCGCAGTCGTCGTCAGCATGGGAGAAATACGGCGCAGGGGTGCGGAGGGCTGCCGATTCGGTAAAGACGGCCCTTAACCGGAAATTCCCCGGACTGCCGAGCGTCCCCGAAGCGAAGGTTTTCAGATGGTCGGATCGCCATGTGAGCGTGGACGGCATAATCCGGGCTGATTCGGTGAGTTGCCAGGTTGTAAGCATCGACACACTCCAGCAGATTGTCCACCGGGTCCCGCGCCGATTCCTGTTCATCCGATGGGGCACGAAGGCAATCCGGCAAGAGGTTGTATCGTCGAATCCGCATACCAACATTATCTATACCGAGTACATAGAATTTAATAAAGGAAAGCGATGAAAATCATCTACAACAACATTATTCCATTCCCGGGATTTGCCGCCATAAACCTATTCGGGGTAATATTCGCCCGCAAAAAGTATCGCCCGCTGTCGGAAACAACCGTAAACCACGAAGCAATCCATACCGAGCAAATGAAAGAACTGCTGTATGTGGGATTCTACCTCTGCTACCTTGTCGAATGGATCGTGCGGCTGTTCATGAAAGGCAACGCCTACCGTAATATCTCCTTCGAAAGGGAGGCGTACAACTGCCAGCATATCCCCGGATATGCGCAAATAAGGCAGCGGTTCGCACAATGGCGATAAATTAATGTCTCTTGGGGATGGACATAAAAAGTCCCCAACGCCCCTCTTCATTATTCCACTAATGTGTGCCATACGCACCGAGCATTGAGGACTATTCCTTGATCCGGTGCGTATGGCTTTTCATTAGTGGATAATCAAAGTTAAAACAAATATTTGAGATGGAGATGCGTAAAACAGAGCTTTTTGCACAAATACTTAAAACCGTTGCAAATGAAACGGAATTGACACCTGAGCAAATCCTTTCGTGTTGTCGCACCGCCGAAACGGTCGATGCCCGTTATATACTCGTCCATCTGTTAAGACGCGAAGGCATGTACATCAGCGAAATCGCCCGCATGATGAATTTCTCCCGCCGGGGCATCGAAAAAATGCTTTCTCAGTTCGAGGACCGCCTCTCTCAAAGCGGACACATCTTCAAAGTGACCTTTGAACGCATTGCGAACAAAGTGCGCATAGCCTTCGAATCATCCCGTTGACCACCCTGCCGAGCCGGACCACCTTTGCATTGTAGCTATAATACAATGCTACCTCAATCGCTGAAGAGGTAAGAGGCGGACGAAATCATGTATATACATGGAAGCAGATTATTTAACGTCGGGCGATCTGGCTATGTGGGAGAGCAATCGCCATTGCTACAAGCACCGCGACGGCATGGCCGCCACGGGTATCGGTCTGGCTGCCGGTCTGGGCAGCGGCGCACTCCTTCTGGCTGCAGCCGGAATCTGGGGCATTAACCAGGCATCCAAAGCTCGCAGCGAGGGTGCAAGCAAGGCCATCGACATCCTCGCCCAGACGCAGCTCCAGGAGCGCGTTTCGCGTGAGGGCTGGCAGAACAACCATGCACCTACGATCAGCCAGTACGTTGATGTACGGGCAGGTGCAGGCGCCGGGGCAGGCGCTAACGCGCTGTCGAACGCCGAAGCAATCGCGCTGGCTCAGGCGATCAATGGCAATTCGGGGCTCAACTCCGCCATTGGAGGGTGCAATTTCCTCCGCGTGGCGAGGTATTCCGCCCCGCAGCCTTGTGGTTGCGACACGTGCCAGGGTTAGCCCTTCCGGGGTGGGGCGGGAATCCGTCCCACCCTTAACCCTTAAAACCGCTACGATATGCTATTCGCTAAAAAAGAGTATCACAATATGGACACAATCCGCACAACATCCAAAGACGCCCTGAAAAGATCGCTTATGCAGATGTATCAAGGTGATGTGGCCACGATGGAGCGGATGTATGATTTCTACATGAAAGATATGGAGAAGGTCCCCGATTTCGACCCGGTACCGCCATCGATGCTCCAGCAGGCAAAAACAACCATCGGGGAGCTGTTCGGATGGGCCGATGCCAATCAGGAAAAACTTGTGGGAGCTTATAACCTTTTCCGGGCGATGAAAAGCGGAGAGCCTATAAGCGCCGTTAGTGCTTCCGCTCCCGTCGCAGATGTTCCACCTCTACCGAAATTGTAAGCCATGCAACCCTATAAGATTGAAGTATACATATATGCTGAATCCGAGCAGGAAGCCCGTGAAGTGCAGCAGGCAGCCTATGATTTCGTGAACGAGAACTACCAGCGAGGAGGGCTCGTAACGGCATCCAAACTGAAAGACCTGCTGATAAAATACAAGAACAACTTTTTCGTGCAAAACTTTCTGAAACGATGAGCGAGAACACCAATCCCCAGGAACCGCGTCAGCCGCGGAACCTTTTTGAACAGATACTATTTGGAGTGCAGGTAACAAACGACAATATCGTGACGCTGCACGGCCGCGTAGACGCCTTCGAGGCGAAAATAAACGCGATATACGATGCACTATACCCTACCTCCGAGCCTAATGCCTCCGGCGCGGATGAAAAAATAGAGACAGTAGGAGGCAAAACTAAATAATTACCCATTTTATGAGCTGTAACAAAATTCAAGCGGCTGTTATTACACCCGTTCTGGCGGCCGGATCGGTGGCTTCGCCGTACTTTTATGAGGTGAACATCACCCAGCGGCTTTGCTATCCGACGTGCGCAGACAACACTCCAGTGTTCAATCCGCAGTTCTCGCTCAAATCGTTGTCCCAGGTTGGGACAGGACGATATGTGGCCACCATCCATGTCGAGGGCATCATCTCCTATGTTCCGTGTAACGGCGGATGCGGATGCACCAAGCAGCAACCTCTCTCGCAGGATTTCACGATTCCCATTCAGTCGGCATCGGCACCCACCGTAACCATCGAGCAGGGAACCGCGATGAACGCCGTGGCAGCATCAGCCTGCCAGCCGTGTAGCCGGACATTTGTATCGGAGACGCCGATCACCGTAACGGTGGCAACGGCCGCAACCCCAACAGCGTAGCGGTATGCCGTGGATAGCCCTGCTCACTATGATATGCGCCACCATTGCGCAGCACCTCGGGCTGGCCGAGAAGATCGCGCAGATCGGCAGCCAGGTCATGGCATGCCCGAAATGCCTCTCGTTCTGGGCTACGCTCTTTGTGCTGCTCGTTAACGGATGCAACATACTATGTGCGGTAGGGCTATCCCTATTTATGGCATACATTGCTAATTGGGTCGGATTCGCATATTATGGTGCGGAGAAATTATACGAAATATTATGGCAAAGAACAACAAGAAACCCGGATCAACATCCTCAAAAGAAAAGGTCGAACCGGCGGTAATAATCCATACGCCAAATATCGTGGGAGTATATAAACCGCTGCCGCGGGTGAGGGCGTGCAAAAACTGTTAGATATGACATCAAGTGAAATGAAAGAACAATACGAGCGACTACATGACAAGATGGCCAGCATGGACGATGAGCACGCAGAAAAGGTGTTCGCGGGAGCCCAGATGTGGGCATTCGGGAAAATCGCGGAAACGTCGCCGACCATCGCCGAAATGTGGCTTGGGAAAATGGAGGCGATATGCTGGTATAATTACCTGTCAGATGCCGAGGCAAAGATGATCGCCGCGAAGCTCGTAAACCAAGACGGAAACACCGGAGCAAAATGGAGCAAGGACGCATTCCTGCAAACCGTGGAAAAGCTGGGCGGAGACATCGAAAAAGAACCGTATTACAACGACAATGCCTTATGGGTCACGGCTGTAATGATATACAGCGATCATGCCAAGAGCATCGCCGAAGATATGGGGCACGCCTCCCCGTCTGAAATTCCGTCCGAGGGAATGGCGCTGTCGTGCTACCGGAAAGCCGTGGAAAAACTCTGCGACAAGGACCGGAAGCACTTTATCCGCGAGTATTTCGAAAACGAACTGATGTAAGAAAACGTCCTCGCAAGTAATGCGAGGACGCTACTTTATTATGAATGACGAAATGACATACTGGGTATCGCAACTCGAAATAAACGAGTGCTCGGCGCCGTTGTTCGCTTTGGTGATCGCAAAGATCATAGAGGTGATGTGATCACTCCAAAAGTTTGACCAAATCAACTTTCATATCCTCGTCGATGTCCCGATAGCGGGCGAATGCCTTGCTGCCTTCCTTGTGGCCGGATAATGACCCTACCAGATTGGGGTCCTTGACTTTCTTATATAGATTGCCAACAAAGGTACGACGAGCCATGTGAGAAGAAGCTACATCACACAATGGCTTTTGCTCAGCCTCTCGCGTCAATGGATTAAGAACTGTTACTAAGCGATTTATACCTGCTATCTTAAAGCATTCCTTCATGTAATCATTATATCTCTGAACCGATATAAACGGCAGTAACGCCTTCCGATCCATATCCTTATATTTTTCCAATATTTCTTGAGCAAGGCCGTTCAGCGGAACCCGAACCGTAACCGGGCGTCCCTCTTTCGTCTTTCGGGGAATGTATTCAATAGCACCTTTTATCACGTTGTCTTTGGTCATTCTGAGCAAATCACCAACACGACATCCGATCAAGCATTGAAATACAAAAATATCTCTAACGATACTTAAAGTAACAGTAGGCATATTGCTATTGTATAACTTATTACGCTCGTCGATACTTATATATATCGGAGTTCCGTAGATGGCTGATTTTATCTCATGCTTCTTAAAGGGATCATTGGTTGTTATGTCGTTTTTTAAAGCCCATATCACAAATGTCCTAAATATGGACATTCGATCTGATATTGTATTTTGCCCGCGGGCCTTTGGCAGGTCTTTATTCTTTAGTCCTTTGTATATTTCGGGATACTGTTCGACATATCGAAATTCATTCTTCAAAAACGATTCGAAATCATCAAGAGTATCTGCTGTAAGATCATCCAACGACAAAGAGAAAGACGGCGATTTTATTTGGCAAAAACGCTCAAACCTCCATAGCATCCCTTTGACGACATTAAACATAGCTATTCGCTGGTCGCTGACATGATGCCTGGAAATAAAGTCGTCCCATAAGCCGAAAAAACTACGGGATGAATGGCCGCCAATTTCAGTATCCTTGCATAAAAAGCCTTTAATGGCGGCGTCAAGCCACCCTTTTGCAATAGGCAGCTGCCCGGAGCCCGCATCTATAAAAGCCGACATTATCCACGCTTGTAAATCAGATATTTGTTGTTGAATACTACCCAGGCTTTCAATAATGGACCGTTGATCGGGCGACATTATCCGAAACCGGGGAATATTTATTTGCTGCGCCCCGTCATCCCAATACTCAGGTTTGATAAATATCCCGGATTTTGACCTCTGATTGATTCTACCATGACAAAACCGCACGAGGATTTCGCGCGTCCCAAATATTTTGTTTTCTTTTTTTGACAAAGAGAGGTAGATCGTAGCCATTTTTGCGTAATTTTGATTTACGCAAATATAAATAATAATACCTGGGAGGACGTCAAAATTGGCGAGATTTTGGCGAGTAAAACAATTTTGAATGACATAATAACCCATTCAAGCTATTTTGTGCCTACGATCAAAATGCTGATTTACAGAAAACATAAAATCAAATGATAGCAAT